TTATAATGTTAATAAGGTTAATACTTCTTGTTTTGCTGTTTTTGTATGATCTGAAAACACTCCACTCACTTTACTAGTAATCATAGATGCACCTTGATGTTTTACTCCTCTACATGATACACACTGATGTGTTGCATGTATAACAACCATAACACCTATATTACCTTCTGCTATTTGTTCAATTGAATTATGAATTGCAACTGTAAGTTGTTCTTGGATTGCTCCTCTACATGCAAAATGTTCAACTAATCTATTTAATTTAGATAAACCAATTACTTTATTTTCAGGTCCAGGTATATATGCTATATGAACTTTACCTATAATATTTTCATGATGATGACTACACATTGATATTACAGGTATATCTCGTTCTATTATAATATCTTTATAATCATCACTAGGAAATGCTGTAATATCTGTTGGTATATTATATCTACCTTTCCACATATCATTAACATATTTTTTAGCTACTCTACGTGGAGTTTCCATTGAGTTTGGATCATTTTGCCAATCTACCCCTAATGCTGTTAAAAAATTACCATATGCTAATTCAGCTTTTAAAATTATTTCATCCTTTTCTCGTTCATTTAATGAACGATGTTCACCTTTTTGAATTAAATTATTTAAATGAACAGATATTCCATTAGCATGTCCTGCTTTAGCAGTTTCTAATTCTTCTACGTTTATTTTTTGTCTTCTTTTATTCTCCATTTTTATTTTTAATTAAGTCATCATAAAGCATATCAATAGCTTGTTCAGTTAATTCTCGTTTTTTACCATAAAAATCTTCCAATGCTGCTATTTTATCTTCATATTCAAGTCCAACATTTAGCATTATTACTTTTGGTTCAGGTTTTTCTACTTTAGGTGGTCTACGAACTATTTTATATAGTTCAGTTTTAGGTTTAAGCAATGCAATTACACCTAAAGCTTTTTCATCTAGTTTAGTTGTTGCCCAACCTTTTCCTTTTCTTCTAGATACTTCTAAACCAAAGAATTCAGCAGCTGCCTTAAATTTATCATTATGATATTGAGATTTAGTACAATCATGTATATCAGCTTGAGCATTTTTTAGATGTGCCATTTCATGTAAAAGTGTTTCTAATACCTGTTCTGGATCTCTATGTAATGATTCAGCGGTTAAATTTAATTCATCAATATAAACACCTTCTTCAGCTGAATTGTCTAACCAAAATTGTTTTCCAAACCAACCATAAGTTGATCCTTCTCTCTTATCACCTTGTGTAGTGATAATAGGGCGTTTTAATTCACCCTTACAAAAGTGTTCATTAAAGAAATCGAATGAACGATATAATTCTTCAATTAAATCAGTGTATTTTTGTTGTATTGTTTTATCCATATTATAAAGATAATTTAAAAATTTTGACAAATTTCTCTTAATATTGTAAATTTACATAATGTTTTAATAAAAACATGCAGTATTAAATTTATAAACATTTCCATCCTTTATTAAGTAATCTGAATATCCAAGTTGTTTTTTTAAATAATCTTCAGCTTCTTCATATGACTGAAAAATAATTTCATCTTCACGAATTTCTTTTCTTGTTAGAATTTTCCAACCCCAAAAAATTTTAAAATGAATATTAAAATACGATTTTAATTGTTTTTTCCCTTCAGAATCATATTCTCCTAAATCAGATATTGTTTCTACTATTTTATACATTTATTTAATATTTCTAATTTTGTATCAAAATCTTCTTTATTTGAATTATAATAACGTTCAGATATACTTCCATATCCCATATTTATTGTATATCTTATGTCTATCCAACAACCAAAGATATTTTTTCTTTGCATGTAGAATTTATTATCTATTTCTACAAATCTAATTGTTATTGCTTTCATTTAATGTTTTATAATGCTACATATCTTAACAAACCTCCCGTAAATCCTTCAGGTCTATATTCTTCAGGATTACTTAATACCTTTTCCAACAAATCACGAATCATTTGTTTATCATCTTCAAATGTTCTAGCTGGAGCATCTATGTCTTGTGGAAAGTCAGGTGACCAAGTTAATGTGATGCTTTGTGTTGGTTCGAAAGTTTCTGGATTATACGTTATAGGAGCAAACACACAACCATCTTTTACTGGCTTATGCATATCACCGGGGGCGTATATTTTCGGAGTAAATGATATTGTGTAAATATATCCTACTTTATGTTTATATGTTGGATTATCAGAGTCTGACAATCTTATAGATTTTGCAACAATTGGAGTTGTTTTATCCTCTGATAAATCTGATGGTGATTGCATCCAAAGAATTTTATCAAATTCAAAATGCTTGATTAACTCTGTTTCTATTTGAGAGCGCTGCTCTTCTGTTAAATTATTAATACCGAAAGCTTCAATGGAATTTCCACATATTGATAATAGTTTTTCTGTTAAATTTGATTTCATAATTTATTTGTTTTTAATGTTTTATTTGATTAATTACATCTTTTATAGATTCCATCCAAGCTCCTATAATGTCTTTTCTCATGAATATAATATTCCAAACAGACTGATCTGCATCCCAAATTTCTTTAGGTACTTCTACATTAATAATTCTTTGATTTTTATCTTTAATAGCAATATTTTCCATAATTTTATTTTTTATAATCCAAGTTCTTTTAACTGCTCAGATGTTAGTGGTTTAATAGGTTCGGATTCAATAACTTTAGGAAATGTTCTTTTAAGTGGTTCTTTCTTAAAAGCATATCCTGTAATATCAACATATCGAAGTAGTTCTTTATCCCCATCAATTGTTATACCAGGTACTTTACCACCAATTTTAATCATTACTATTTTATATCCTATTTTATTAGCAAGCCATTTTATAATTAATGTCGGTATTCTTTTCATATTATACGTTTAATGTTTTATCCCAAGCTGAGATATGTAGTCTTGTTAAGCCTCTAAATTTATATTTCTTAGCCATTTCCATTACAAATTGTGTTCGTTCATGAAATTGTTCTTGAGAATCCATTCCAGGCATACAAACTACATTTTTAAGAGGTATATTAAATGGTTTTATAAAGTCATTAAACATTTCAGTAATATCTTCTTCATTTGAAATAACAAATTTAAATTGATAATTTGAATGTTCCATAATACGTTTAATAGCTAATGGGTTGATACGTTGTTTTTCAGTCATTCCAGAATTAGATAACTTAGGACTACAATTAATTTGTTGGTATAAAGTTAATGCTTCTATCCATTGTGTTCCATTAGTTTCAATCTCCATAAATGGAAATTGTTGAATTGGATTTTTTTCTTCTAAATAATATATATATAAATAAAAATTATATATTGATTTTTGGTGTAAAACAGGTTCCCCTCCAGTCCAAATTAAATGGATAGTACCATTTAAGATATCATCATAAATCCCTTGTTCTTTCCATTGATTAATTAGATATTGAAATTCTTTATCTTCACCTCTCCATAACCATTGGCTAGTACTATCACATGTCCATGATGCTTTACCTTCTAACTCTAAATCACCTTTAAATATTTCTCCATCTTCTAATGATTTAGACTTAAATAATTCATTAGTAAATTTACGAGACATACCACAATTAAGATTACATAATCCTAATCTAATAAAATAAGATGGGATTCCAGTACTAATACCTTCACCTTGCACACTATAAAAATCACTACTTATAAGTAGTTTATTTGGGTCTATTTTACTCATTATTTTACTATTTCATTATAATCAATCCAATTCACACCATTAGTTCCTTCTTTATCAGGAAATGCTAAATGGATACCTCCGTATTCATCTTTTGATATAGCTATAAAACCATATCCTAAACAAATTATAGGAATATAATGTTCTGGTTTAAGATTATTAGCTTCTTCTAATATATCAAAATCCCACATCACACCCTTTTGGCTTTTAGCCCATTGTTTTGAAATCATACTCATGCTCTTTGTTTTTCTTTTATTTTTAAATGTTTTTTAACCTTTTTAGATTTAGTTTTTTCTCCTTTTATAGATTCAACCACTTGTTGTTCAGGATAATTGTTTATTGTTGGGTAGAAGGGAATATATCTTCTAAACTCACACCTACCAATTTTGCTACTTTTTTAAGTAATGCCACTTTATCTTCTATTTCACAATGAGGTTCATTGTTTTTCTTATCATATTCAACTGCTCGTTCAAGTAATTTTTTCATTTCCTCTACTTCTTTTTTAAGTGCATCAAATTCTTTTCTTGTTGGTGCAAGAAATGCACTTAATTGTTCAGTTGTTATTGTTGACCTATTAAAAGGAATTTGAGGTTCTAAATTAGGCCACCATTTATCATTAAAATGATCACCTACCATTGATACTACACACATGTTATTTATATTTAAAATTTATTATATTATCCCAATTATTTAAAAAAGATATAATAGAATTATACTCACAATATCCTAAATTATCTAATCTTTTTATTATAATGCATTCTTTATTATTTATAATATCTTCCCATATAGTAAGAATATATTCTTTATTAGTTCTATATCCTAAAGAATTATCTAGTCCTCTAAAAGTAGCTTTAATATTTTTTGTTTCCATTAAATTTTATTAATTGAATAATTTGATTGATATAAGATTGTTCACCTAAAATACTTAAAACATTAAGATGTGAATGGTGATCAGGACATAGTCCTAATAGATGTTGTATAAACTCTAACATACACTTTCGTAAATTCGTTTTAGTGTATTAATTTTATAAATTAGTTCATCTTTTGATTTTTGTAAATCCTCATTTAATATAAAAAATGTAGAAAAATAACTCAAATCATTGATAATGGTTGGATTAAATTTCCACCATCTATCAAATCTTCCTAAGATACCTATAATTTTATTATCATTAAGTACATTAAATTCACCTGTATTAGGTAACATTTCATATGTTATTTTCATATTATAAAGATAAGTTAAGAATTTTGACCTTTAAAATCTTTTTCTACTTGTAAAGCATGTTGTTTAGCTACTTCCCAATCTACTGGACCTGTTTCATCTGCGAATTCTACTGGATCTTTTAATCCTAATTCAATAAATGCTAATGAACGTTCTACTGATGATGCTGATTTATAGTCTGAATACCATTTACCTATTGGTTCTTTTAAGTATTTTAAATGTTTTATTAATTCATCAGATTCAGATGTTCCATCTGAAGTTATATTACCTTCTTTTACATTAACTACAAAGTTCATTGTTAAATGATCTTGTATAAAGATAGGTTTATAACTAGTATTAGTACGTTTATAAACTTCATCAAAATTTAATCCTAATTGTTTACAACATTTTATACCATCTTGCAAAATAGTAATTTTATTACCTTCCATATAAGGAGTATAATAATTTACTAATTCTGAATTCCAATTTCCAATTCTAAAGGTATTTAAACAGGATTGTCTAAATTCTTCTGTAGTATCAGGATAAATTGTATGATCTCCGCTGTGCAGACCTAAAGCAATAATACATTCTGTATTATTTTTATTAGCTATAGATAAAGCTACTGCTTGAACAATTGATGAAAATATCATATTGCGGTTTGGAACCACTGTATCTTTCATATTTTCAGATGCATAATGACCTTCAGGTACATCAGAACCACCTTCAACTAATGAAGAATTTAATAATTGAGATAAACCATCTAATTTAATTATTTGATGTTTAATTTGATAAGAAAGTCCTAATCCTTTATGCCATAATATTTTGTTAATATACTCTACTAATTGAGTTGCTCTTTCTAATTCGATTTTATGTTTTTGACCATAATCAAATGATAATGCAGTTACTTCATAACCTTCAGATAATAACCTTAACAATAATGTACCAGAATCCATTCCACCACTAAGTGAAATTACAGCGTATTTTTTATTCATATTTTTATTTGCTTGTTTTAATTCCTCTAAGAGTATATATTCATCTATTCCTCCTAAATTCTTTTGTGAAAAGAAATTACTAATCATTATTTAAAAGGGTAAATCTTGATGATCTAATAATAATTGTTTTCCACCAGAATTATTATTTCCATTAAAATAATTTTCTAAAAATGAAACAGGATATGTTAATACTTTTCCTGTATATTTTGGATTACTTATATGTTGTTCTTGTAATTGAATTCCTTGTGTTGCTGCAGCAGCTGCTACCTTGGCACCTAGATCTCCTCCTGCTGCTCTCCCTAAAAATTCAAATAGTGATTTATATTGTTCTTGCATATTGTAAATTTAAATTAAAAATCTTGACAAATTTCTCTAAAAATTGAAATATTATAATTAATGTCAGATAATTGCAAAGGTGTAAATTCTAATTCCATAAATTCTTCTAATTTTTGCTTAGGCTTTTCATATTCGTGATCATCAAATATTACTCCTAATGCTCCATTAATTATTGGTGCACTAGTATCACATGATTTGATCCAATCCATATCTTTATAATATTTAAACTCCTGTGGTAGTGAACAACCTAATAAATGATGATATAATTTTGGATTTAAAATATTATCTTTTATTAAATTATCAATTAAATATTTTCTACCTTCTGACTGAGCTATTAACTTAGGTTTAGTAGGAAAAATATCAAAATATGCTTCACTTGAATGATTAAATGATATATGTTTATAACCTAAATCAACAAATGTTTGATAACATTCAACTAATTCACCATATGTTTTACCTTGTAAAACAGTCATTAAATTAGTATTTTTAGGTAATTTAGATTTATAATTTAATATCCAGCTTTTAGCATTAACTAATGTTTTATTTTTATCATTCCATTCATCAGGTACAATAAAAATATCAGGTTTAATTTCATTAATAAATTCTAATAATTCACTATCAGAGTGATAGTAACCCTCAAATAATGAATTATCCATTATTATAAATCGACCATCATCTCTAGCTTTAATATAATGGTTTTTGTATTGAGGGAATTTTTTCATAAATATTGGTAAACAATATTCATAATCATTCCATTGGTATGAATTTTTTAATAAAGACAAAGGTAACTCATGTGATATTTTCATTATATTTAAATTTATATTTTTCCTTTCCTATATCTAGGGTTCAAAATATTTTTCTTTTAATTGTTTAATATGATATTCTTTAGCATTCTCTGAATTAGATGATTGAGGTCTACCTTGAGTCATTGTTATTCCATCAGAAAAACCCAACGCATATCCTCTATCTAAAGCATCTTTAACTTCATTTAGTATTAATGATTCTTCTTCTTCTAATAATTTATCAAGAGATTGTTTGTTAATAGTATTTGTATATTTACTATAATCAACTATTTTTTGTACTGGAGTTTTCATTATAAAATTGTATAAATTGCAGAATTATTTTTATTTTCAAAGCATTCAACAGAAACTACTCTACATCTAGCACCATCTGTTTTACTTAAAGTATCATTAAATTTATCAAATACTAACTTAGCTAAATTTTCAGCTCCCATTTTATCCATAACTACTAATTTACAAATACCTTCCATTGCCATTGTTTGAAATAAGTCTAGGTAAGGATCATCTTTTTCAATTAATAATGTATGATCAAACATATCATTCATCCATGATTTAAGTCCATTCCCATTTGGTGCATCTTTGAATCCACCAAAATCTACCACCCAATTCATATCATCTAGACCACCATTAATATCATCTTGATTAACAGGTTCGAAAATAACTTTGAATTCTAAAGCATACCCATGTAGTAGTTTACAATGTGAATGTTGTGCCTTATGTTGTCTTAATGCAACTGAAAAGTTATCAAAAAGTTTAGTTGATTGAAATTTATTCTGCATCTTCTTCTAGTTTTATTTCATTAAGTTCTTTAATAGAATCTTTTAATAAATTGATTACCTGATTAATTGATAATGAATTGATATTTCTTGAAATATTTTCAATTTCTTCTTTTATTTGTGTTAAATTCTTACTCATATGTTAAATATAAGAAAGAAATTTTGACAAATTACTCTTCTTTTTTACCTATTTCAATATCTAGTTTTTTAATTCTATTTCTTGTTCTGGTTCTTCACTTGGTGGAGGTAACGGTTTTTTCTTACTAAAAATATTTTCAGCAGCTGTTAATCCTAATGCACCCGCAGCTATCCATAATAATCCTTCAAACATAAATGCAGGTGGTACCCAACCAACTGCTCTAAATGCTGCTAAAAATGTCATTAACACTGAACATAATATTATTATTATAGCCACAAAGCGCTTACTTGATGATTCATCACTACTTGATATTAGATTTTTAAAGAATTTTTTCATATCCATAAATATATAAATATTTATGAAATTTCACAACTTCCTCCACCACATGCTACACTTTCATTAAATGATGTATTATCCTCTAATTCAACTACTTGAGTTAAATCTAATAAATCTAAATGCTGCACTAATTCATCATATTTTTCTTTAGTAATACTTGTAAATGGTGCTTGAATATAGGTATGACCATCAAATGGTAATACAGATAATCCATTATAAAAATCTTTATTTTTCCACATCCATTCACCCACTTCTTCCCATTCATTATCTTTAATTGAAATGGTAGCACTTACATTATTAGTATTTTCACCTTTTCTATGTCCTGGTTTTATCCATTCAATATTAAGTTTTTTAACTCTTTCTAATAATTGTATAGCAGTTGTGTTTTTTCTAAGTATTGCACCTTCTGGTGCTTTTTGTGGAACGAATACTACAGCCTGTATAGAGGGTTTAAAATAATCATCTTCTACTAATTCAGGATGATTTATTGCTAAATGCATATATAATGATTCATTTTTACCTAATCTTATATATCTTAAATAATAATCATCATGCCAATCATGAGCACCACTTGATGTTCCTAAAACTAATGATGAAGTTCCTTCAGGTTTAATTACAGTATTTCTAGCTGCTACTTTAATTCCTATTTGTTTGGCTCTAATTGCATTTTCTTCACTAACAATTAAAGATGCTTCTTCTAAATTATAATTGAATACTACTCCTGATGCAATTCCTGTCATACTAACACCTATTAATGCATCTTTTTCAGTTGTTTTTTTCCAAATATCTCTTAAATAATGAAAATTAGTATATGATGCTTGTAATGTTCCAATAAAAGATGCAGCTCTTGCTCTATTATTTAAATCTTCTTGAGATTCAATATTTGATACATTAATTGTTGTTAAATTACAGAATTGATATGGTCTTAAAGCAACTTCACAACATGGATTTGTTCCCCAATTCGAATCATTACTAAAATATATTCCAGGCTCACCACTATTTGAAGCTTCTACTTTTTTCCATAAATCTATAAATTCTCTTTTTTTAATTTTATGGCGAAGTATCATTGCTGAATTATTTGCTCTACCACGTTGTGGATTTAATTCATACCATGTACCAAATTTACATGTTAACATTTCTTCATCATCCATATCAAATAATGATATTAATGCTGCTCTACGAATTCCTCCTGATAATACAGCATCTGCTATATGACATATAATATCATGACATTCTAATGAAGTTAATTTTTCTCCATTTTGTTTTCTATTTAATATTTTTTCAACCTGAAATAAACATTCTAATAAAGGTTCAGGACCTGGTGCTTTACCTCCAGCTGTTAATAATGATGCTCCTTTTGGTCTAATATCTCTAGCATCAAATAATGGTTTAGGTCCACCTATTAAATACGACTTCATTAATATTTTAATAGCATCTGCCCATCCTTCTATACTATCTCCTATTAAATATCTTTTAGTTTTTGTTGGTATTTTTATTTCAGGTAATTTATCAATATGATGATTTTGCACACTATATCCCACTCCTGTACCAGATAATAATAAAAACATTATTTCATTAAAACATCTATATTCATCTATAGGTAAGTATGCGCAATTATATATTCTAACATTATTAATATCTATTGGTTTACCCGAAAATTGAAGCGCTCTCATAGATGGAAGCACTTTCTTTTTATAAACATATTTATATGCATTTTCTATTTCTACACTCAATTGAGGAAATTTAACTAAATGCATGTTTTTATTTCGGGTTACCATTTCATCCCAAGTTTCTCTACGTTTTAATTGGGGTTCATATTTTCTATACTTCAAAAATGAAGTAATGTCTGATAATATTTCTTGTTCTATATTCATCTTTATTTTTATTGTAGTAATAAATATTAATCTTGATTAAATAATTTATGTCTTAAATACTCTTTATCATCTTTATCTAAAACATTTCCACCTTTGTTTAATTGTGCTGGCATTTCAGTATCTTCATCATCTAAGGGTTGACTATCAATTTCTATATAACCATTAGCAGCATTTATTCTAGCTGAATATGATAGTCCATCAGGTCCAAATCTATTTTTCATCCAATGGAAACGACCCGTTCCAAACACTTTATCTTTTCTTGTTCTAGCTAATGATAATACCATATCAGCAACCATTAATTTTGAATAATTACCTGCTAAATTATCACCTTCTAATATTTTATTTTTAGCACCTGTTCTATTAGCTTGTACAGGTGATAATACAGGTAAACCTAATTCTTTTGCAAATGCTTTTCCTCCTATATATAAATCATCTAATTCTTCATTTCTATCTTTTCTTGATGGAGTTTTAGTATAGTCAATATAATCAATAATTATAAATTCAGGTTCTATATTTTGCATCATTTTTACTTGTCTAATATGAGCTTTGAAAGTTTCATATGATGCACTTTTAGGTGGATATTCCTTAATTATTATTTTACCTTTAATTTTACTAACACATTCATCTACTTTTTCTCTATTTTCAACTAGTTTATCTATTTCAATTCCTGAAAATACTGAATCATATCTTTTACCTACATAACCTTCAGATAATTCTAAAGTGTAATGAAATACATTGTATCCTAATGCCGCTATATATGCTCCTATAGCAATAGCTACCCATGATTTTCCACCACCTGGATTACCTGGTATAAGTATTAAATCACCTTTTCCCATACCTCCCTGTGTCATATCATTAAATGTTTTCCAAGGAAATGGTAATGGTCTTCTATCATCATCTCTATAACGAGCTTCTATATCTTTATCATACTCATGACCAATATTTTTATCATTTTCTAACTTTAATGCATTATTAATTAAATTCCTAATACCATCAAAATCTCCCATTCCTAATAAATCAACAGATGACATAATTGCTTTCTTAACTTGTTGATTTCTACAAAAATTAGTAAATTCAGATTCTACATATTCTATATCTTTAGATTGAGCTAATTTATAGGCTTCTTTTAATGTTTCTTTTATTGAAATTTTTAGTACTTCATTTTCTACCTTTTTATTTTCTATAGCTAATGTTTCTATAGTTGGAAATGTATGATAATTACTAAAGTATTTTAAAATATAATCAATTACCCATTTAGAACTAGGTGATTCCCAATATTCAGGATCAATACTATCAGAAACATTAATTAAAAATTTCTGTTGAGTTAATAAAGCACCTATTACCTTGTTTTGGAAGGATGTCCCATACGCTTGTAAACTATTTAACGTCATTTATATTATTTTAATATTATTTAAATGTACTCAAATATTTGAATACTAATTCAATCCAATTTTCAACTCCTGGAATTGATTCTGCTAATTTATCTGTATAATACATAGTTAAAAAACTACGTTTTTCTAAATTAGAATTTGGATTATTTACCATATTATTAATAATTATTTCATTTTCCTCAGATAATGAAATTTCTTTTAGATTCATTAATCTATTATTAATGAGTAATTGATGTTTTTGTTTTAAAACTTTATCATAAATAATACGTTCATTTAAATTTTTATTTGTATATGTAGTATTATTTAATATATTTTCAGTCATCTCAAATATATCATCAATTTTTATTGGATTATCTCCTATTAATTCAGGATAATATTTTTTTAATTTACCTGGTCCTAATCCTGATATTCCTGGAATATTATCTCCAACGTCACCTAGTAAACATTTCATTATTATGAAATTATTACATGATACATTATATTCACTTTTAACTAATTCAGTATTATATATTTTCTTTTTAGTAGGAGAATATATTTGTACCTTATTTGAAACTAATTGTAAAAAGTCTTGGTCAGATGACATAATAAATATATTTTTAACATCATCTTTCATTTCAAATTCAGTTGATAAAAAACCTATTATATCATCAGCTTCTAAACCATCAATGCATAACATATCTAAAGGTAAACATTGTAAATAAGCAATTAAACGAAGCATTTGTTGTTCAATACTTACCTTTTCCTCTTCTAAAGAAGCAAACATTGGATAATTAGTCATCCTTTTAATACCCCTATTAGCTTTATAAGCAGGAAATAAATTTTTTCTTGCAGATGAACTACCAACGCCATCAAAAACAATTATCACCCTCGTGGGTGATAATGTTTTGATTGCATATCCTATTGATTTAAGAAATCCTGTTAAAGCACCTATATGATGTCCATTTTCATTAATATGATTAATCATTGTAAATGATCTTAAGAATGTATTCATTCCATCTATTAATAATATTGTATCATTTTTTGTCTTTGTTTCATTTGTTAAATCTTTAAATAAATCTGTGTATTTACCCATTTTCTTCTGTTTCTACTGTAATTCCTAAAGGTATACTTTTACTTTCATCCCAATCTGTCTTATCTTCTACTACATCAAAATCAGTAGTTCCTAATATATTTACCCATTCATCTGCATGTTCTTTTTTATATTTATCAATACTACCTTTTTCATCAGGTATGAAACCATGAACTGTTACTACTACAGATGATTTAGTTGCAATACCAGTTATGTGATTTTTATCACATGCTATTTTAGTACGTTTAGCAAATTCAACTTCTTTTCCATTTTTAATAGCTTTAATTTTACTAGTTCCTGAATTAGTTACATTACCAAATGTAAGTACCATTGTAGCATCCCAATACATAGCATCTCCTCCTTTATTAGTCATTTTAGGTTGACTAAATGCATTTTCAGCAGGTCTTATTCCCACTTTATTAATAGCTACTAAAGTATTTGTATAAGGATAGTTTTCTTTACGTGATAATGGAAATCTTTGATTAATAAAATTACCAAATTGAGTTGCCATAGCTCCTGCATTCCACATTGGATTATTTTTACCTTGGTCTATACTCATTTGACATGGAGTTGAACCAATTGAATCCCAAAGAAATAATAAATCATATGGTAATTTACCTTTAGATTGTTCACTAAGTAAATCTGCTATAAATGCTGATATGTCTTCTATTGCATTTAATGAACTTCTATCTACATATATAAAATTACCTTTATAATCTGTAATTTCTCCAGTATTTTCATCTACTACTTCTTCTACTTTAAAACCCATTTCTTTGGCATGTTCCCATGACCATTTCATCTCAGTTATAATAAATACAGGAAGTAATCCCATTTTTTGTCCATTAATAGCTGCTTCTAATAGTGCTGTAGTTTTCCCACTATCAGAATGACCCCTTACTAAAATTATATGTCCTATAGGTAAACCTGGAATGGATAATGCTTCTTGAATAGCTGGAGATAAGGGTATCCATCTTTGCTCTTTAAATTTAACATTTTTATCTAAGAATTTCGATTTCTTAAATTTCTCTAAATCAAACCCACCTGCTAATGCATTAGATACTACTCCTGCTAATCCACCTTGTGTTGTTTTAGCCATTATTTATCTTCATTAAATAGGTCATCAAATTTATCAGCACTACTAGTTTTAGTTGGAGCATTATCTTCAACTGTAAATGGTAAACCATCATTTTCAGGTTCTACCGTAGCAGTTTCTGCTACTACATGATCTTCTTTTTCTGTTTCAGGTTCTAAGAATTTAATTAATATATCTTTTAATTCATCAAATTCAAACTTTTTGTATAAAGACATGATATCTGGTTGTTCATCTAACCATTTTTCTACTAATACAGGATCAGTTGATAATTGAGATGTTTTAGGTTTTGGTATTAATGTAGTTTTTACATATGTTCTTCCCATTGCTGTTTCACTTACTCCCTCTACTGTAAAATCTCTACCTGCTTCAATATCAGTATAATCACCATAATCCACATCATCTGCAATATTTAATAATGCTTGATAATTTTCTTTACCAAATTCCCATAATCTTACTCCTAAATGTTCTTCTCCTCTTACAATAACAGGAACAACTATTCTCATTTTAGGATCTAATTTTTTAGCTAATTGCCAATCATCTTTTTCTGTTGATTTTCTTAATTTAGCTGCGAATTGAACAATTGGATCTTGTTCTTCCCAATTAGTTAATGCCATCATTGGAAATTTACTAATTCCATAATGTAAAAATATTTCCTTAAACGGATTACTTTTATTAAATTTAGAAGGAACTATTCTAACTTGATGTTTTCCAACTGTTGGTTTCCAATAGATTTTAGTATAATCTACTTTTTCATATTTTTGTTTAGTTTTAGTTAAGCTTGCTAGCTTATTTTTCATTTGTGATAAATCCATATTTGTTGTTTTTATTTTATAAAAGATACTTTAAAAGCTTTGACAATCCAAATTATTATAATTAAAACCCCATTTTATTTTTGAAGGAAATTCCATTATATCTTGGATATCATTTTTAATATCTCCATCATCTTTACAATAATCAATTAAAAAACTATCATAAGTTGTTAATATTAATTTGCTTTTTTTATTTTTAAGATAATCTGTGATTTTATTAATTGTTAATACACTATAATATGTTTCATAACTTTGTAACATATATGATAACATTTTATTAGCACTATCTATATTATCCCTTTCCCAATTAAAATCTCTATTTTTTGTTGCAACACCATATTTATTTTTTTGCCATATATCATTCATCCATTTTGATATTGCTGCAAAATATGGGTGTTTTAAATTTTCTTCATTTATTCCTCCATACAATTGGATGAATACTTCTGATTTTTCTATATTTAACCATTCATATAGATTTTTATTTTTAGGTAATTCAAAATTACATAATTTTGCTGCTAAATGTGGATGAAATGCAGTATAATCAAATTCCATTAAATAATCAAATTCTGGTATGAATGTTTCTCTTTCACCATTATCTTTTACTAAAGCTGCAAAATTAATATTATTAAATATATTTGAAGGTCTACTTGTTTTACTATATAAATGATATTTAACGTAAATTTTACCTTTACTTATATTAAATTCAGGGAATTTTAATTTTGTACCAAAATATTTGATATATTCAGATTTAGCTATTTTAATACCATTATTTTCAATTTTCCAAAACGCTTCAGTTAATTCATTATTATTAAAATTAAATATACTATTTTCAAAATAAATATTATTAATTGCTTTATTAATTATGGGTAATATATGTAAAAATATTTGTTCATATTTTTCATAATGTTTTGAGATAGGTAACAATCTATTAACATTATAAACATTTGTGTAATTATAATAAAAATAATTATAACATGAATTTGAATCAGGTAAATTTTCTACTTTAGAGATAAAGTTTATATCATATAATTTATCCCAAATATTGTAAAAATACATAGATTCCTTTTTATCTAAAACAAATAATTTATTTGTATTGTTCCATAAAAAACTATAAACATTATTTAAATCTAATGAAAATGATTCAGTATGATCAACACATAATATATAACCTTTATGTTCATTAATAGAACGTATATATATTAAATTAATACATGTTAATTTAGGATGAAAATTATCATTTCCTGTTATGAAATGAATAAAACAATCCCCTAAATGAGGTAATTTGTCAAGTTGATCTTGTTTTTCAATTATGTAAAAAGGCACTTAGTAAATTTAATTTGAGAATTTTGACTAAAATAAGTTATTCTCTTTAATTAATTCTAATACGTAATTAGCACTATTTAATCTAGGGTTTATGTTTTTTACCAAAGGTGCTTCAAAATCATATAATACTATATATGTTGTTTGATAAACAGTTGAACTAGGATTTTTTAATGTATTATTTACATTTTTATATTTATTTTTTAATTCGTTAACTAAAAATTCTAACTGAGAATTTAGGTTATTTAAATTACTACCCAAACTTCTTTCCAAATCTCTTCTTCTAGAATCCGTCCATTGTGCTATACCATATCCACCTCTACTTCCTTTTACTACAGGATCATCTTCACCTCTACTTGGATCTAATGTATCATTTTCACTTAATAAATTACCCATTAACCCTGCTATTCCATTTAATGAATATCCTTTACTTTTTAAGAAATTAACACATATTATAATTCTATCATTTATATCTTTTTTTAAGACTTTTTTCTTAGTTTTACCAATAGTTAAATTAGGAATATCTGATTGAGTATTTTGTCCATTAACCCATCTTTTTGGATTATTAATTACGTTATTTATATATAATATTGCTGGATCAGTTGGCATATTTATGTTACTTATTTATTCTATAGTTACATTATGTGGGTTTTCATTATTTTTAAAATTTATATCTTTATAAGGAATATAAATATTATTATCTTTTGTTTTATAATGTCTTTTAATAGTAAGATCTTTAAACCACTGATTATTTACATCGCTAGAATCAAAACATCTTAATAAATTTGTTTTTTTATCTTCTTCAGAATCTACAAATCCCATTATTACCTCATTATCCTTATTATCAGTAATATAGTAATATAAATAATCTGTATTATCCATTAATTCAGCATTTAGCCGAACACTTGGATTATTAATGTTTAATTCGTTAATTAATTGTGTTAGTTTTATCATTGAAAATAGTAATTTATTTCTGGTATTAATTGTTTTGCTCTAAATATATCATCAGCATCATCTTTATTCACTTCTACAGTTTTATATAATGGGTTATTTTTATATTTTTCATATTCATTTACCCCAACCGAACGAGCAAACCCTTCATTAACTTTTTTAACATAATATCCTTTATTTATTTTTAATGGTTTAGTTTTTTTAGAATTTGGAAATTCTTTTTGAAATTGGATAATTTTTTTAGTATATGGACCAGGTTGTTTACCTGTAAAGAATTCTCCATTAATTAAATGAAACCACCCAATGTATGGTTTATTATTTAAATGAAATCTTCCACCATTTGTATATTGTTCTATTAATACTGTACCTAAAGGATATTTCATTTTTTTTAATTCTTTGCTTTTATTATGTTTTATTCTATATTGTTTACAATCACATTCTATACATTTATTATCATGTCCATCTTTTCTAGTTTTATCTTTCCAAAAATTAGATATATCTAAATCTCTTTTACATCTAATACAT